TGGTATGATGCCAATTTATACTATTAAAGTTCCGGGAAATACCATTGGTATTGTTAACAAAAAATACGCAGCTGGTGCTGAAAGAGAAGTTAGAGATATTGCAATAGGTTTGATGGAAGGTAGAGCATTTATCAACGCTGCAAAAAAAGCAAAATCAGAAGGTAAAACTGAATTTGAGTTTAACGGAAAAAAATATCCCGTAACAATAAAAGATTAATATGATGAAATCGCTTTTAATAGAAACCAACTTATTTGAAGGTAGAATCCAAGAGGATGATGCTGGGAGAGTGCTTGTAAAGGGCGTTCTTCAAAGAGCTGGTGCTGAAAACCAAAATGGTAGAGTATATCCTAGAGAGATATTAATGAGGGAAGCAAAGAAATATGAAACTCTTATTAGAGAACGTAGAGCATTGGGAGAATTAGACCACCCAGAATCTACAGTAATAAACCTTAAAAATGTATCACATAATGTTAAGGAAATTCATTGGGAAGGTGATGACCTTTGTGGTACTGTTGAAATTCTACCAACACCATCTGGTAATATCCTTAAAGAATTACTTAAAGCTGGTATCCTATTAGGTATCTCATCAAGAGGTATGGGTTCAACAAGACCTATGGGTGGTAATAAAGTTGTGGTTCAAGAAGATTTTGAATTGATTGGTTGGGATTTTGTTTCTAACCCAAGTTTCTAAACAACTAAAAGAGCAAGCTGATGTTTGTGGAGAGTTTTGTAAAGCTCAAGACCTTATGAGAGAAATAATCACCGAAACTATTTAATAATATGGCAAAGAATTTTGATATATATGATTATGTGCATAACAACAAATTTGAATTAAAAATTGATGCACCAAAAAATGCTAAGCAAGTAGCAAAGGGATACAATGATATTCGTAAAACAAACTTAAATGAAGTTAAAATTACGGATGGTAAATTTAGTATCAAAGAAAATTTAAGAAAAGAAAATAGAATTCTTTCGCCGGAAGTTAAAAAACACTTCTTAGAAATTATTTCTACTTATAACTCATTTAGAGAGGCTATGCAAAGAAAATCTGATATTCAACAAATTTCAGAAACTTTGGGTGGCGTGGTTGAAGCTGCTAGAGAAATGACTTTGGCTGAAGCTGAAGATTGGTTTGATGCGGTGACAATCAAAAGAAATATGGGTGAACTTCAGAAGTTAGAATCTAACTTTGATAAAGTAGCTAAAGAAGCAAAAGCATTAGATGAAAGATTACATGCTTTGTATGAGGATATGGGGCATATTCTAAATAGATACTATGAAATATCAGATATTGACCAAAACGTTGTAAAGGAAAGATTGGGAATGAAGGAAGTAAAATATCCAACCGATTTACAAATTGGTTCAGTAATTTTGATGATATATCAGCAACATTTGTCCCATCTGATAAAAATGGTAATGTAAAAGGTTCAACTAAAGTTAGACATAAATTAGATTCAATTGAAGGTGGTATGAAAACCGCAAAGAGAGGTGATGAAAATGGAATTGTTTTAATTAAGAAATAAAATTAATTAGTAAGATGATTAGATTAGGTGGTTTAGTAAATCAAAAAGCATTTGGTAAGTTTGAAATGGGTAAGGTAATATCTGACCCATTTGCAAAAGCATTCGTTAGTGAAGCGGAAGGACAAGACCATGAAGTTTCTATGGCTCAAAATTCATTAGATTCTATCATTAAAAATGCAACTGAGTTAAAACAAAAACTTGGCGAAATGGAAAAAAATGTTCCAGGTTGGATTCAAGACCACATAACTAATTCAGAAAACTATATTGAACAAGCTAATAGTGGATATCACGAATTAAGTGAAAATAAAATTGAAGAAGCAAGAGGTGTAAATTCAATTAGTAATGATATTCAAAAAGTTACTAATGCAATTGAATCTGAATTACAACTATATAAAAAAGCAAAAGGTACACCTAACGAAAAAAAGCATGTTGATAATCTTAAAAAATTAGGAGCTAAGAAAAAAGAGTTAGCAGCTGAATTGGATAAAAAGGTTTCATCTATGTACAAAGATGCTGAATATCAGGGTGAATCCATAAAAGAAGCAAAGAAATACGATATTGGTTCTGGTTGGATGGGTAATGGATTAACTATTTGGAATCGTGCAGAAGAACAATATGGTGATTATAAAATAATTGCTCATATTAGTGATAATGGAACTTTAAGTATTAGAGATAAACAATTACCATCTGATATTAAAAAGATGTTTCAAATATGGGCAGATTCTATGAAAAAAGGAAATAGACCTGGTGCATACTAATACTCTACTAAAATAATATTTTGATAAAAGCTTGGTTTTTCCAAGCTTTTTTCGTATATTTGTGTTTATGATTAAACCATTTTCAATTTTAGATACTCGTACCAAAGAATGGCAAGACCGTAAGCGGTGGTGGATTCAAACACACAATATCCAATCAGAATTGGGTAGAGAAGATGCGGAATCTCGTTCTCGTTTTTGGGAAGATAATACTGTATCTGTTTTTGATGCTACACTTTGTGAACATATGTATCAATGGTTCACTCCAAAGCAAGGTAAGGTTTTAGACCCATTTGCCGGCGGAAGTGTTAGAGGTATTGTGGCAACTGAAATGGGATATGAGTATATGGGTATCGATTTATCCAAACAACAATTAGAAGAAAACCGAAAGCAATCATCTAAACCAAAATGGGTAACTGGTGATAGCGATGAAATGTTAGATTATTTAGGTGATGAACAATTTGATTTTGTTTTTACTTGCCCACCTTATTATGACTTAGAAGTTTATAGTGATAATCCGTTGGACATATCAACTATGGAAGATGATAAGTTTGATGAGAAGTATTTCAGTATATTGGGAAAAGCTGCAAAAAAGTTAAAGAACAATAGATTCTTTGCAGTAGTTGTATCGGAAGTAAGGGAAGTATCTACAACAGGAAATTATAAAATTGGAAAGTATAGAGGGTTGGTATCCAAAACAATCAAAGCATGTGAGGAAGCTGGACTACACTTCTACAACGATATGATTCTATTTAACTCACAACATCAGGCTTCAAGAGTTGTTGATACATACTTTGAAAGAAATCGTAAAGTAGCATCGGTTCATCAAAACGTATTAGTATTTGTAAAAGGTAATCCAGACCTTGCAACGGAAGTTATTAATAATGGTGATAACTTTGTATGCATTGTTGATGGAAAAAAATATAGAAGTTTTAGAGAAGCGGCTATTGATATAGAACCAAATGAATTGGTAGCAACTGAAGTGGAACGTAGATGTCGTTCAACAATCCCCAAAACAAATAGCAGAATTGATTGGTGGTGATATGACCGAATCAATGGCTAGGAATTATATAGAATCAAACAATCCAAAATATAGACATTGGATTAGAGTTGGGGAAACTGAATGGAATATATCATATTCTGATATGGAAAGATTGCAAAAAGATATGAATATTAGACTGGAAATCCCAGTAATTAGTTGTGATGGTAAACAATTTTATTCAATTTCAGAAGCAGCAGAATACTTTGATTGTTCGGATGAACGTATTAGACAGAAGTTGAAATCCGATAAACACACGGAGTATTTTTATCTTTTTACTGAAAAATAATATTTATATCCAAACAAAGGATTTAATATTATGCCAGCAGTATCAAAAGCACAACAAAGATTTATGGGTATGGTTCACGCAGCTCAAAAGGGTGAAGAACCAGCATCTCCAGAAGTAGCAAAAGTAGCAGCAGATATGGATAAGGCAGATGCTAAAGATTTTGCATCAACTTCTCATAAAGGATTACCTAATAAAAAAGAAGAGTTGGTAAAAGAAGCAATTCGTAAATATATTAGAGAATCTTTTAAACAAAGTGTAATTACTGAAGATGTAAAGTCTGATATTTTAAAATTCATAGATAAGCTAAATAAGGAATTCACTTCACACGAATACACAACTGATTTTGCTGGTGGAAAATATGCTAGAATTAGTCATGATAGTAGACAGTTTCCCGGCAATCGTTCAGTTTGGGGATTTGTGGCAATGATAGATAATCCTGGTAAAGGATTTAAAAAGGGAGATTTATTGAAGGCAGCAGGATGGAACACCCCAGCTAAAAATGCAAGAGGTAATGTTTTGGATGGTACGGCTAAATACACAAAGTGGTCTCCAGCGTATCTTAAATAAAAAATATTTTAGGTTTTCTTTAGAAAATTTAATGTTTTTATAAAGTTTTATATATTTATTCTAAAATAACCCATCTCTATATGGGTTCGTTGGTATTTTTAATACACACTTATATGTGTTGTGACCTAAAGACCAACCCTTAAAAAAATTCTTATTGAGGCCCACAATACTAATGGCTTCAGAAATCAAAACACAAAAGGGATAAAAATGGCAAGTTCAAAATTATTGAAAGAAGCCATCGCTGATGCTAAAGCTGTTCGTGAAACTGCTATTGCTAACGCTAAAATCGCTCTTGAAGAAGCATTCACTCCAAGATTACAATCTATACTTTCTAAGAAGCTACAAGCTGAAATGGAAGGAGAAGAAGAAGTTGAAATCGAAGAGAACAATGACGTATCAAGCGAAATTGGTGGTGGTGATAACAAAATGCCTGCAGATAAAGCAAACAACGATGACACTGACTTGAGTGGTATCACAAACCAAAGCGCTGAAGTAGGTGCTGAAGTTGAAGACTACGACAAAGTTAAAGACCTTACAGAAGCTGAAGATGAGTTCGGAGCAGAAGAAGAAATTCCTGCTGAAGAACCAGCTATGGAAGGTGAAGAAATGCCAGCTGAAGATGACATGGAAATGTCAGAAGAAGCTGACGAAGATGAATTAGACTTAGAATCTATCATCAGAGAATTGGAAGCACAAATCGCTGAAGAAGAAATGGATGGAGAAGAAGCTCCAGCTATGGAAGAAGAAGATGAAGTTCCAGCTGAAGAACCAGTAGCTGCTGAAGAGCCAGCTATGGAAGGTGAAGAAGAAATGGAAGTTCCTGCTGAAGAACCAGTAGCTGAAGAAGAAGAAACTATCGATTTAGATGAAATTCTAAGAGAAATGGGCTACGGAGATGACGAAGAAGAAGTTAACGAAGAGGAAGAAGAAGATAAAGCTGCAGAAATGCAAGCTGAACTTAAAGAAGCTTACTCAACAATTACCTCTTTGAGAAAAACCATCAACGAAGTTAACCTATTAAACGCTAAATTACTTTACGCTAACAAATTGTTCAGAAGTTATAACTTAACTAACGAACAAAAAGTTAAAGTTGTAGAGAACTTAGACAGAACAACTTCTGTAAGAGAAGTAAAATTAGTTTACGCTACACTTGCTGAATCTATGAAATTCACTGGTACTGAAAGAAAAGTTGCTTCTAAGAAAACAATGACCGAAGGTCTTGCTTCTAAAGCAGTTGCTTCAACAGCTCCAAAGAAAGAAATTATCGCTGAATCAAACGATTTAGCTGATAGATTCAAAAAATTAGCAGGTATTATCTAATAACCAAACACAAAAAAAATAACAAAAAATGGCAAACTTTAATTTAAACAAATTAATGGAGGCAAAGAACCCACAACAAGTAATGCTTGAGCAAACCAGAGGTTTGAAGAGCAAGTGGGAAAAAACTGGCCTTTTAGAAGGTTTGAAAGAAAGAGACCAACATGCAATGTCGGTTCTTTTGGAAAACCAAGCAAAGCAGTTGCTAGATGAAGCAACTCAAACTGGTACTTCAGCAGGTTCTGAAGAGTGGAGTGGTGTAGCTCTACCATTAGTAAGAAGAATCTTCGGTGAAATCGCATCTAAGGAGTTCGTTAGTGTTCAACCAATGAACTTACCTTCAGGTCTTATTTTCTACCTAGACTTCAAATATGGTACTGCACAAGCAGGTAACCCAGCATTCAATGGTCAATCATTGTTTGGTGGTACTGGTGCTAAATTCGGTACAACTGATTCAGCTGTAAACGGTCTTTATGGTGCTGGTAGATTTGGATATTCAGTACAGGATTCAACTGATTCTGCAACTGTATCTGCTGCATCTGCATCTTGGTTAGATATCGGATACGATACTGCTATCTCTGCATCATCAACTGATGTATTGAAGAAAATCGCAATCCCTACTTCTAGCTTAGTAGACGCAAACAGCTTACCAGCTGATTTGGAAGCAGTAAAATCTTTCACAATCTCTGGTGCAAAAATCACTGGTTCATTAACTTACAATCACTTAACTGCTGTATCAGCTTCAACTGCTGGTGAGTATGTAGTATTCGTAGTTAAAGAAGGTGCTGCTGGTGCAATCGTAGGTTCTACTGCATACACTGTAGGATACTCTGTACAACCATCTTCTTACAATAGAGGTGACTTCGAAGATAGAAACCCAATTGAAGGTCCTTCTTCAGGTACTAACCTTGACATTCCAGAAATTGATTTGGAATGACTCCTGAGTTGGCGCAAGACCTTAACGCTTACCACTCAATTGATGCAGAAGCTGAATTAACTTCTATGTTATCTGATTATATCTCTTTAGAGATTGATTTGGAAATCTTAGATATGTTAAAAGCTAACGCATTAACAACTGAGTACTGGTCAACTTCAGTAGGTGAAGAATACAATGCTGGAGCAAACACTTGGTCTAACATTGGTGGTGCATCTAATGCATACACTAAGAATGCATGGTTTCAAACTTTAGGTGTGAAAATCAATAAGGTATCTAACAAGATTCACCAATTGACACTTAGAGGTGGAGCTAACTTCTTAGTTGCTTCTCCAGACGTATGTACAATCTTGGAATCAATCCCTGGATTCGTAGTAAACGCTGATAAGGATGCAATGCAGTTCGCTGCTGGTGTAACCGCAATCGGTTCAATGAGTAACAGATACACTGTTTACAAAAACCCATACATGACTTCTAACGAAATCTTAATGGGCTTCAGAGGAAATAACTTCCTTGAGACAGGTGCTGTTTACGCTCCATATGTACCATTGATTATGACTCCATTAGTGTATGACCCAACTAACTTCACTCCAAGAAGAGGTGTGATGACTAGATACGCTAAGAAAATGGTGAGACCAGAATTCTATGGTAAGATTTATGTTAAGGATTTAGCTAATATCTAATCCTAACGGAATCTAATCTATGATTCATAATAAAATTGGGGGGTGAGTAATCACTCCCCTTTTTTTATTTTACCCCTTTTATCTTTTTTAATATTTATAGAAGTATAAAACCAAAACAAAAATGGCTGCTGGGAAATATTCATTTGTAATAGAACAAGGTGCAACTACTAAATTTCAAATAGATTGGAAAGATGTAAATGATTCTCCAATTAATTTGAGTGGATATCACGCTAGGATGCAAGTAAGACCGGCAATAGAATCTGATATTGTATTTTTATCTTTATCATCATCTCTTTCGGATAGTTGTGGAACTGGTATTAATTTAAGTGGTTCAAATGGTACAACTCCATTGGCAAGTGGTTCTATTGGGATTTATATATCTGCCGCATCATCATCTATGTTGAATTTTGGAGAAGCATATTATGATTTGGAATTGGTAAATGATTGTGAAGTTACAAGATTATTAGAAGGAAAGGTAAAATTATCCAAAAACGTAACTAGATAATATGGCAATTACAGTATCAACAAATTTAACTAATGTTAGTATATCATCTGTAGGTGTAAGTGGTGTAAATGGTACATCTGGTACATCTGGTAATACTGTAGATATAAGTTCGATTACACCAACCTCTTCATTTAATTTATTTACATCTTCACAAAATGAAGTTAATTTTGGCGTATCGATAGTAACATCTTCTATTGATGTACACATTTTAAAGCAATCAATTCAAACGGGCTCGCAGGATTTGATTAACTATAATAATTCAGTTTGGACTGGTTCTATTAGAATTGAATTAAATAGTATTGAAGAATATACCGCATCTTTAAAAGGACACTCAATAGTTTCTTCTTCACAACAAATATCAAACTACTATAAGTTTGCAGAAACTGCATCGGCAAATACATTCTATGGAACACAAACTATAAGTGGTTCATTTAATGTAAGTGGCTCAACTATTCAAAATGGTAATAATACTTTAACAGGTAACACTACTTTAAGTGGTAGTATAAACATTAGTGGTTCGACCACTTTTAATGGAGTTCATACATTAAGTGGTAGTAATACAATTGTAGGTAATACCTTAATGACGGGAACTAATACTATTATTGGTAATACCGAAATGAGTGGTAGTATAAATGTTAGTGGTAGTTCTAATTTCCACAATTCTCTTTTTATTGTTACCGGTTCATCATACTTTACTGGTTCACATTTTGTAGATGGAAATTCAGTATTTAGTGGAAATATAAACATAGCAAGTGGTTCATCGTATTATAGAGCAGGAAACAAATTGTTCAATTATGGACAATGGGCTTCTGTACAAACACAATCGGGTTCAGCAAACACCGCATATGCTATGAAATTTGATACTAAACTAGATGGTTCTGAAGGGGTAAGTATTACAAATAATGGTAGTGGTTTTCCAACAAGGCTTACTATTGAAAATAAAGGATTATATAACATTCAATTTTCCGCACAATTACATACAACTGCAAATGAAGCATGTGATTTTTCGGTATGGTTTGCTATGACAGGTTCAAATATGGAAAATTCAAATACTGATTTTTCAATTGAAAAAGTAGCAGGTGGTGGTTTCGCAACTGCTGCATTAAATTTTTTAAGTCCTGTTGAGGCTAATGATTGGATAGAATTATATTGGTCAAATACAACTGGAAACGGGCAATTGCAATATAAAGCACCACAATCAACTCCAAATAGACCGGCAACTCCATCGGTAATTGTGACAATAACTCAAGTGGCATAATAACCAATAGTGCAATTAATTACAGTCTAAACACTAAACTTCCCTTTTCTAATATTTATAGGTAACGTTAAAATAAGTACTTATAATGGCATTAGAAACATTAATATATCCCGGCTCATCTTCGTTTTTTCCTGGTCAAACACCTTTTGGAATTTATGATACGGATTACGATTTCCAAGATGATGCTCCAAGGGTAGCACTTTGGTGTGCTAGAAGATTGGGCTATCCTATTCAAAACATTGAATTAATTGACGAAAACTTTTACGCTTGTTTAGAAGAAGCAATATCGGAATATGGTGCGCAAGTAAATCAATTTAACATAAAAAATAATTTAGATACGGTAAAGGGTAATCCAACCGGAACAAATTATTCCCAAAAGTTGGTTCAAGGTTCAAATCTTCCATTTTTGATAAGTATTTCAGATGCATATGGAACTTTAGCAGGTGCTGGTGGAAATACTGATATTAAAAGAGGATATGTTGACTTAGTTGGAGGACAGCAAAATTATGATTTAGATACTTTATGGTCTAATGTTAGCGAGAGTGGAAAAAGAATAGAAGTAAATAAAGTGTACTTCGAACCAACACCGGCAATCAATAGATTCTTTGACCCTTATTCAGTAAGTGGACAGGGTACTTTAAACTTGATTGATGAATTTGGGTTTGGTTCATTCTCACCAGCAGCACAATTTATATTGATGCCAATATTTGAGGATATGTTAAGAATTCAAGCTATTGAATTTAATGACCAATTCAGAAAATCGGCACATACTTTCAATATTGTAAATAACAAATTACAAGTATTCCCAAGACCTACGGCAACAAGCATAGCAACAATGCCAAGAATATATTTTGAATATTTTGTAAGAGATGAATTTGTAACAAACTCAACTGATGTTAGAGCAAGTGTGGTATCTGATTATTCTAATATGGGATATGATTTTATTCCATATGGTGGAATTAATGATGTTGGTAAGCAATGGATTAGAAAATACACATTAGCATTGGTTAAGGAATTATTGGGTGCTATTAGAGAAAAATATTCAAACATTCCAATTCCGGGTTCTGAAATAAGTTTGGATGGTGCTGCATTAAGAGCAGAAGCAACAACTGAAAAAGAAGCACTAATGACTCAATTAAGAGAAACATTAGAAGAATTAAGTAGAAAAGTTCAATTTGAAAACAGAAATAACGAAGCGAATCAACAACAAGAAATGTTGCGTAAAGTTCCGTTAGCAATTTATATTGGTTAATAATGGCTAGATTTACGTTAGATAGAGATATTAGATTCTTCGAAGGAATCTCCAGAGAATTAGTAGATGCGGTTATTGAAACTGCAGTAGTTCTCTATAAACTTATTATAGAGGATAGTAAAACTAATCTATATGGAGAATCTTTAAGTAAAACATATTATCAAGGAGTTGAATCTACTGCGGTTATTCAAAGAGATGATACTGCGGCAAACTATGAGGGATTTGGTGTTGATGCATCACAAAACGTACAATTCAGATTTAATAGATTTACTTTAAAAGATAAAGGATTCTATCCTGAAGTTGGTGATATAATATTTCATAATGATGCTTATTTTGAAATAGATAATGTAACAGAAGACCAATTAATTGGTGGTAGACCTGATGAAAAGTTTTCTATTATATGTTCTACATTTATGACTAGAAGGAGTTCAATTCAAACTGAAATGAGAGTAGTATGATTAGATTAAAAACCATATTAAATGAGGATTTATTCGGAACATCAATGAAACTGAAACCACATGAAACTCTTATGGTTAAATCTGTTGTTGCTTTTATGATGGAAAAATATGGTTTTAACGCAAAGATTATAATCAAAAAGAAAGAAAGAATTGGATTGATAGGTGATATATCTTTAAGCTCTACATCGGTAGATGGAAATAAATTTTATTTAAATTTCAACCCAAATCAATCATACACAAGAATAATTCAAACAATGATACATGAATTAACTCACGTTAAGCAAGTTTCTAAAAAAGAATTATTACCAAATAAAGATTATACTGCAATACTTTGGAAAGGTAAAGAATATATAACTGCAAAAGATTATAATAAGTTGATGAAAGCAAACCCAGCAGAATATATGAAACTACCTTGGGAAGTTGAAGCTGTTTCAAATATGAAAAGTTTATATCCTCAATTTATAAAATCAAAATATTGGTTAGGATTGAGAGGAAAGGATACTACATTAGATTATATAATTGATAACATATAATGGATAAAAAAGAAACAAATAGGGCTAATCAAATTCCAATAGAGCAAAAATATCTAAAAGGTGTAAAACTTATAGATGTTGATACTACTATTGCGGATTATATGTCATCCATAATTATTCCAAAATTAGAAGAAAATAATAGTAGTGTAAATGTTCCATTAATATATGGAAATGCGGAACGTTGGGAAGGTGCTAGAAAAAATGGATACCTAAGAGACCAAAGAGGTAAAATACAAATACCTTTGGTAATGTTCAAAAGAAATTCTATTGAAAGAGATGCTTCAATGCAACATTTTAGAGAAGCATTGACTATGCAATCTTATCAGAAATATTCTTCTAAAAATAGATACGAAAGATTTTCTTTACAAAATAATGCAAAACCTGTAATGGAATTATACAATGTAGTTGTTCCATCATATGTAACTATATCATATGAAGTAATGATTTGGACATCATTTACCGAACATATGAATAAAATTGTAGAAGCATTTCAATATGCAACTGATAGATATTGGGGTAACGAAGATGGGTATAAATTTAGAACTCGTATAGATTCATTTGATAATCAACAAGAAGTTGGTGAAGGTAGTGAGAGGGTTATTAGAACAAGCTTTACTATGGTAGTAAACGCTTACTTATTACCAGAAACATATAATGAAAAGCCTGTTGTTAAAAAAGCAAGAAGTGCTAAACGAGTTATATTTGGTGTTGAAACTGATTTGACTGGTAACTTATTTACAAATCCATCTCTATATAACGAATACGCTCAAGTTATTGATTTTATAGCTGTGAGAGGTTCTCAAATAGCAACTTTTATAAACTCTTCAAATGTTAAATTAACGGGTGTTAAAAAACCAATACTTCCATCTGAATTATTTGGTGTGTTTGATATTGTAAATTGGTTTAGAGTTTATATCAATGGTGACTTTATATCACCTTCTAATTATACCTACTCTTATAATGGTGAATTAAATGAAATAACTTTTTCATTCACTTTACCATATCCAATAGAAGCTGAAGATGAGATTGCTATAACCGGTAAATTCCAAGAACTATAATATGAACGTAAGACAATTAAAAAATATTATGAAGGAGGTTAATGAACCGAATGAATTTGAATTATTTGTTCACGATTCAGAGCATCCTTTTTATTGGATTTTTAAAGTGGAAAATGTGAGAGTAAAAACATTATTTCCAAAATTAGAAGAATTCAGAAAACCTTCAGCAAGATTTGATGTTTTTATAAACGGATTATTTATTAGGGAAAACGATTATATATTTGAGCAAATTGAAAACGATTTTTATATAAAATTTATAAAAAATAATTTTCCAATATTAGACCGTTTTGGAAACCCATATACAATAGATGAAACCGATGAGGTAAAGATAAATGGTGATGTGGAAAAAATTATAAAATAATGAGTAGAAAAACACCAAATATAGATTTAGGAACAACTCTAAAAAAGAGAGATAGATTGGGATTTAAAGAATTTGTGCTTAGAGTAAACACAGATACATTTATCTATTCATATACTCCAGACTCAATTGGTGTTAGTGATAGCATCTATTTTACATTAGTTTTGTTTAATAAACGATTTGTAATAGATATTTTAGAGGTTGATAACATAAAAGATTATATAGATATCTATTTATATGGAGTTAAGCAACCACAAGACAGATATGAAGTTAGAGTGGATGGTAATAACATAGTAGTTACATTTACAGCTGATATAACAAGACTCCCAGAAGAGGTATCGGCAGCAGATTTTGAGATTAAAGGTAAAATAGTAGATATAGTATAATGGCAAGACTGATACCTCGTAAGCAGATTGAAGAACAACAGGATATATCTGGTTCTCTAAGAATTGGTGGGGATTTAGTTGTCACCGGTAGTAGTATATTCAGCGGTTCTTTACAAGTTGATAATAATTTCTTTTTAGGAAATGAACTTACTGATTTAGGTGAAATAACTGGTTCGGTATTTGTAACCGGTTCTCTTACAATTGATGGTAATTTTGAAATTGTTGGGGAAAACCTATTAAATGTAACCGCATCCAATACTTTATTAGCACAGGATACAATAAGATATGCTGGTATTCTTGCAAAAGATTTTGGTGCTAACGTTCCAACTCTTTATGTTTCATCTACCGATGGTGATGATAATAACGATGGTAGAACAATTCAATATCCTTTAAGAACTATTAAAAGAGCAGCTCAATTATCACAACCTGGTTATGATGGTAGATATGGTTTTGATACTGGTTCGATATTCAATGGATATGTAATTAAGGTTCAAGCGGGAACGTACTTAGAGGATAATCCTGTGATACTTCCATCCAACACAACTATTTGGGGTGCTGGTTTGCGTATTACTAAAATTAATGCAAAGAACCCTGAACAAGACCTTTTTTATGTAAACTCTGGTTGCTATGTGGCTGAAGTAACGGTTGGTGGATTGAGATTATGGCCTGACCAAATAAATCCACAGAGAGGGTTTGCATTTGCTTTCCAACCTGGTGCATTTATTACAACATCACCATACATTCAGAACTGCTCGCAGATTTCTAACCAAGAGAATTCATTCACCGAACTTTACGAAGATATTCCACCGGGTGGTGGTGGTCTTTATGTAAATGGAGATGCGGTAGCACCTGATTCTCCATTGGCTTCAATGGTATTGGATGCTTACACTCAAATTTCACCAAACGGAGTTGGTTGTTTGGTAAATGGTAGAGGATTCATTCAGCTGGTATCTTTCTTTAATAACTTCTCTTATTACGCAATTAGAGTAAACAATGGTGGACACGCTACCCTAAACAACTCAAACATTTCGTTTGGTTTGTATGGTATGTATGCGTCTGGTTCTCGTTTTATATCTGGTAGTGGTGGTAACACCGAAGCTAGAGATAGAGTAAGAGCATCCTATTCGGTAATTGTAGATGTATTAAATAAAGGATTGGAAGCGGGTTTGCCTGAAATTACAACATTAAATACTGAAGCTGGTATTAAGGTAACAAGCGAATTACAACAATACACATCTCAAGATTCATCAACAGCTGCGGCTGAAGAGGTTAAAGCTGATTTTAATTTAGTTAGTGCTATTGTTCAAAATGGTACATCAAAC